TTATCTCTCCACATCCACGCTCGTGCCTGACTTGAATTCCACCGAAAACTTTTTCTCATAAACCGTTACCTTTTCAACCATTCGTCTCACAAGAGATTCATCATATTCCTCTATCTGCTCCACCTGTTCTGCAAGAAACTCCTGCATCTCGGCAATTCGCTGTTTCAAGCCTTCTCGTTCCGCATTCTCTGCCATAGCATTCTGCTTTAGTTCTCGCACACGGTCTATCTCATCAGCAAGGTCGTTATAATCCTTTTTGGAATTGGCTCGTTTCAGCAGTTCCTTTTGCAATTCTTCCAGTTTGGCATTGATGCTTTCCATAGAACCTTCGTCCTCCAAAGCAAGTACCGATGCAATGTTCTGCTCCAAGGCTATAAGCATATTATCCTTGCCCCCAAGTGCTATATTGATAGCTTTTACAACAGCCTCTTGCAGTTCCGTTTCCTGAACCGTTGGGGCATCACAGTAGCTTGGACCATGTTCCACTCGGGTGACACATCGCCAAACAAAGGAACGCTTTCCTCTGTTATTCCAAGCAATTCTGCGATATATGTCACCACACTTTGGGCAATAGACAATACTTGAAAGAGCATACTTGCTACTATAAACCCTTTTCTTTCGGTTAGCACCACTGTGGAGATTTGTTCTTCTTAACATTTCTTCCTGCACCTGCATATAAAGATCTCGTGGTATGATGGCTTCGTGGCTATTTTCTACATAATACTGTGGAACGATGCCGTTATTTTTAACTCGCTTTTTTGTGAGTACATCCACCGTATATGTTTTCTGCAAAAGGGCATCACCGATGTATTTCTCATTTTTTAGGATTTTCTTTATAGTTTCTGGTCTCCATCTTGCTTTCCCTGCTGCAGTTAGGATACCATCTGATTCCAAACTTTCTCCGATTTGTTTCAGGCTTGCTCCTTGCAAATACTCCAAATAAATACGTTTTACAATCTCTGCCTCAGTAGGTTCAATAATAAGATGACCTTCATCATCTTTGGTATATCCCATAAAACGATTGTGGTTCACCTGTACCTCACCGTTTTGGTAACGGAACTGCAATCCCAGCTTTACATTCTTGCTTAAGGATTCCGATTCTTGTTGGGCAAGGCTCGCCATAATCGTAAGTAGAATCTCTCCCTTAGAATCTAAGCTATTGATATTTTCTTTTTCAAAGTATACGGAAATGTTCTTTTCCTTTAATAATCTAATGTATTTCAGGCAATCAAGGGTATTTCTCGCAAATCTACTGATGGACTTTGTAATAATCATATCGATGTTACCAGCCATACACTCCTCAATCATACGATTAAATTCTTCACGCTTTTTAGTATTAGTGCCTGAAATACCATCATCAGCAAATATCTCAGCAAACTCCCATTCTTCATTTTTTTGTATAAAATTGGTGTAGTGCTCTATCTGTGCCTCGTAACTTGTAGCTTGCTCATCGCTGTCGGTACTTACACGGCAGTACGCTGCGACTCTGAGTCTTGGCTTGCCTTCCATCTTTACAGTATTGCCCATACGTTTTCGTGCTGGGATAAATGTTATGCTTTTATTCATCTTCTGACACCTCACTTTTTATCAATCCATATGCATATTCTGCCTGTGCAAATGGATCCGTATATTTTAACTGTACCTTTGGCATGGTAAAACGCACCATTGGCTTTGGTTTTTCCTGCTTTTCAAGCTCTCGAATCCTTCCAAGAGAGCCAGCTCTTGCAATTCTAATTTCTTCAGCTTTATCAAATGTTTCTTTATCAATTATGGCAGGATAGAAGTCATCCCCAAGGTAATACCTCTTTCTAAGCATCATTCCAGCACTACTATGAGCTAACTTTAATCCTGCATTTTCAGCAGCTACCTTAAGTGCCAAGCCAGAAATATAGCCTTTGTAAAAATTTCTTATATTTTCAGCCTGTTCTTCATCAACCACTGCTTTTCCATCTATAATTTTGTATCCATAAGGTATGTGTGCCATTATTATGCCATCCTTTCCCTAAGTTCTAATCCACATTTTAATAGGAATATAATCTCCTCTCTTGAAACAACTGTAATCTTATCCACGTGGGCAAGAAATACTTCATCTTCATACTCCTTCAGCATTTCACTTCCAGAAACATATTTTATTAGCTTTTCCAAAGCATCAAATTTTGTTCTATCACCACTTACTGAATGCATCAGCTTGTTTTTTTCAGTCTCTAACATTTCTTTTTCCTGAATCAAGGTGTTGTTTTCACTGTTAAATAGTGCAGGTTCTAAAATGCCACTTGCCATTAGGCTTGTAAGCACCTGTCTTTGTTCCATATTCTTTTCAAGCTTAGTTTCGTATTCTTGTATCTGCAGTAATCGGTATTTATCATCTAGCCCTTGCAAGCTGCGAAGTAGCGGTCTTAGCACCACTTGATGTGAAAAAATCAGCTTATTCATCATTGTAAGAAAATCCACCTTTATGCTATCGTCTGTGATATATTTCATGGAGCAGGCATCCTTATCTTCAATGTGATAGGTGCAACACCAAGCCACATAATTTCCACTTGGTTTATTATGAATTCTTCGTTTAAAAACACTACCACACTCTCCACATCTGATTTTCCCTGAAAAACCATAACGGTTTTGATAACGCTGGGTATTCTCACCATTGCCTTTTTCCTTACCACGCTGGCTCATAACTTCATTAGCTTTGTTAAAAACTTCGTGGCTTATGATCGCCTCGTGATGGGATGTACATAAATATTGGTCTTGCTCTCCATAGTTTGTATGACGGTTAAAACTGCTATCTGTGTATGTTTTCTGAAAAATAACATCTCCTGTATACTTCTCATTTCGGATAATGGCATTAACAGTTCCAGAAGTCCATTTACTGCCTTTTTTACTTTTAACACCAAGTTCATTTAGTTCTTTTGCAATGGTATGGGTACTCTTTCCTGCAAGAGTATCTGTAAATATCTGTTTTACCACTTCTGCCTGCTCTGGCACAATTACCATTTCTCCATTAATGTTTGCATATCCATAGGGGGGATAAGAAATTATGTAGGTGCCATCCTGAAAACGCTTCTTAATGCTCCATTTTTCATTTTCTGAAATGGACACCGATTCACTTTCTGCAAGACTGCTTAAAATGGAAAGCATCAGTTCACTCTCCATAGAGCCAGTGTTGAGATTTTCCTTTTCAAAATTAATGTATACATTTAAATCAAGCAGTTTTCTTACTATCTCCAAACAGTCTGTTGTATTCCTGCAAAATCGGCTGATGGACTTTGTAATCACCAAATCAATCATACCTTTTTCACAGTCTGCAATAAGAGAAAGCAATCCACTCCTGACTTCTTTTTTAGTGCCTGTGACCCCTTCGTCAAAATAAAGACCAGAGTACTCCCATTTATCATTGGCTTTGATGTAATTTTCATAATGTACCTTTTGTGCATCAAGACTTATTAGTTGTTCATCACTTGCTGTAGATACTCTGCAATAGGCAGCAACACGGATTTTTTTCTTGACTGATAACACTTTGTTTTCTTCGATTTTTGTTATCCTTTTCATCAACTCACCTCGCTTTCCGTTAGGTCACATATTACCTCTGAACCCTATATAAATCAACGAGTTCAGCGCATTATTTCTACCAAATATGGTGAGAAAGTTTGTCGGTTTTTCTCTGTGATTTTGTTAAATTCATCTAAACTTATTAGCCCCTTTTCAAGAATAGATTTCAGTATCTTCTGAGCAAGAATATAATCGTATTCCCGTTGTAATTCTTCCTGCGTATATATCTTCCTTGCAGATATAGGCATCTGCTGTTCGTCTGTGATTTTTGTAACCTGCATAGGTTTCCCTCCCATCCTTGAGGATTTATCCCTCTAACTTCCTAAGGACAAAAATCATAAATTCGGACGGATGTTTTATAAAAAGGAAAAAGCCTGCAAGAATCTCCGAAGAGAATCCTACAGGCTGTCATTTAATTAATATTTAGTTAAACTTTTGTGGTGTAATCAAGGAGTAGCAGTTACTTATTAAATATCATAATTGTAGCATCAAAGCCTGCTGCTTTTAGCTTCTGAACTTGCTTTTCAGCATTTTCTCTTACTGCGTATGAACCTGCCATAACTCTATAAAAAGTTTGTTTACTCGCTGATTGCGTTGGTGCTAACGGTTCAACATAATCAATTCCTACTTGTGCGAGAATAGCTTTTGCCAATGCCTTTATTATTTCATCTCTTTTCGCTTCAAATAAATTGTTGTCCCCTGTGTTATCAATAAAGCCTATCTCTATTAATACTGCTGGAGCCTTGGTTTCTCTTAATACATGATAGTTAGCTTCCTTTACACATCTATCTACAAAACCCAATGCTACAAGAGATGTTTGTATCCTTTGAGCCAAACTTTTAGATTTTGTTCCTGAATTTAAATAAGTATAGGTTTCTACTCCTTTTGCTTGTTCTGGCTGAAAGGCATTTCTATGGAAGGAAATGAAATAATCATAGGTATTTCTATTTTCAAAATTACTTCTATCATTAAGACTTACTGTAGCATCGGTCGTTCTTGTTTCATCAACAGTAACACTATGCCTTCTTACCTCTGCTGCTACAGCTCTGCCTATGCTTAGAACATCATTGCTTTCCTTTCTACCATTATAACAAGCACCGCTGTCTTCTCCACCATGTCCATAATCAAAACATAATCTAGCCATTACTATTCTCCTCCTTATTTAACTGTTCCAAAATATCCTTTAATTTTTGTGGTATTGGTAATCCTATCTTTGCTGAATTTTCTATAATGCTTATACCTTCATTAGAAACATAGAAAAAAATAACAGCAGTACGAATTGCACTACCGTTCTTAAGAAGATAAACATCTATAATATTTCCTATGCCAACAAAAGCAAAAATCAATACCTTTTTGAAAATTCCTCTAAACCCTACCTCACTTGATAGCTTTCTTTCTAGCACCGCTACCATTAAGCCTGTTACATAGTCAATGACAACAAAAGTAATCAGTGCATACATAAAGCCATCAACCCCTCCTAAGAACCAGCCAATATAGCCGCCGATGGCAGCACATACTGCTTGAATAAAACTAATTGTATTTTTCATCTTATCTGTTCTCCCCTTTTATTTTATATATTAATGCAGTGGCATATCCAATGGATTAACATATTCACAAGTAAAATCATACTGAATTTTCATAGTGTTAGTTGGAGTTTTAGTTATAGGCTCTGGGAGCAATGTATGAGCTGCAGCAGGAACTACATAATATTCTGCAATTGAACCATAATTGAGTGAGATATAAGCATACAATGTTTGTCTTGCTTGATCCCAACAAATGCTGTAGTAATCGAGCGAAGCTAAATTAGTGCTACCATAAATACTTAAATCTTCATTTACTTGAATGCATCTGTTTCCATTTATCATTATCCATAGTTTATTATTAGGTATTTCAGTTATATAACCATCATAAGATGTTCCAGTAAAAACATCTGCTTTGCTTACAAATGTTCCATCTTTATTATATTTTGCTATGCAGTTCTTATATTTAGAACTTGAGCCTGAAGTATCGGTGCATCCACCATATGTTATAAATATATAGTTAGCTGTTACAGCTATATCTGTATAATCTACACTATAAACCAAATCTCCTGGAAGTACTGCACTTTTAGTATAAGATGCAATGATACTAAAATTTTTATCTGTTTTTTTAAATGATCCATCACTAAGTAGCAACCAAAAATTTATACCATCATAAGCTATTGCTTTTGTTGTTACACTTAAAGTTATATCGCTCTTTCTTTCCTTAGTTACCTTATCATAAACTCTAATAGTTTGACCTGTCCCTACTAAATGGTATAAATTAGTTTCATCTACACATAAATTTGAACTTGAATATATACCAGCAGAAGATGTTCCTACAGCTACATAATCTTTTCTATATATTTTATTTATCACAGGATCTTGAGCTTCACTAAGACTGCTATCTCCTCCTGTCCAATATATACTTTTAAAAGTTCCGTTTGCTGCATGAGTAGGAAAATCTATTACAAGATGTTTTAATCCAGTTGATCTTGCCCACTCACCTTTATTTATAGTACCTTTTAAAATATTACTACCGCTATAGGTATACCATCCATCTGCGTATCCTACAATATCTCCCCAAGTCCAATAATCATAAGGATCTTCTGGAATATCTCCTGTAGTTAAAACCATTACTCTAAAAGGATAGGTTTCATATATATCTTGCAATAATCCTTGTTGAAGGTTATCCAGCATTGGATAATAAAAGCCATCAAGATAAGCTATATTTCCAAATACTGCTGATATTCTATTTTCACTTTTAGCCTCATAGGTTTGTTTTCCTGTAATCGAATCATATAACTTAACAGTAGCAGTACCAGTAAAAGGCATTATTAATTTTTTCTTTAATACTTCTATGTTAGTACCTTTTATTAAATCTTTACTGTAAGCTACACTTTCTTTAAAAGCCATCATACTCCTCCTATACGGTATTATAGTTAACCCTTATTTGTTTTAGTTTTAAAACATCTACACTTGAAGTTACTTCCATATACCATGCAAACCTAATTGTTTTATTTAAAAGCCCAAGGGATGTCCACTGTGCTTCAGTAATTCCTTGAAGAACTGTAACAGACATCCCTTTTGTTTTTACATCTTGCATATTTGCTATATCCACTAATACCCATGAACTTCCATTCCAAGCTTTCCACGTAACTCCACTATCTGTACTTACTATAAAGGTTATAACTCCACTGCCAGCGTTATCTAAGGTTACTGCTGCATTGATTATATCTATTATATATGCCTCACTAAATAAAATATCTTCCTTCATATTTACAATTGTAGGTTTTGGTTTAATTGTTTGAGTTATCTGTGGTGCTATCATCTCAGCTAGAGGTGACCATATTTTTAATACTGGAGAAGTAGATATAAGTCCTGTTCTTTCTTTATGGTATGTATCATCACCATAGGTTTGGAACTTTTCTGCAGTCAGTGGTAATTCTGAAACTTTAACATAACTTAAAGATACCGAATCCCAGTTCTTAACATCATTCCCATCTACCATAAGGTATTTTATATCTGTTTGAATATATGAACCTTCTTGAATTATATATGATTTTCCTTGAGCTGCCTGTGGTATGAAAGCATAAGATCTACTGCTTTCAAGGGTTAATGTAGTAGTTCCTAGTTCAGGGTTTACAAAAGAATTTGTTCCAGTGTTAGGTATCTTCTCAATTATAAGTATCATTGCACTATCATCAAATAATATAAGTTCCCATACTAAGTTAAGAGTTCCCCAGGTACTGTAACTTTGATGTCCCTCCCATCTGATTCTAAAGGTAGGCTTACCATTTACAGTTTCAGCAGCATAATAAATATTATCTGCTCCAGCATCCCTTCTGTTTACTTTAAGCTGCTCTGTTGCTCCAGTAAACCCAATCCACGAATTACCATTGATATTAATAGTAGTTCTGCAGTTTACATCATTATAAAAAAAATCAAAACCTATGTCTGGGAACTTAACTGTAGAGTCATCATTATGGGAACTTAATAAGGTCATACCACTATTTCCTTTTGGTGCAAGTATATTAGAACTATATACACCCATTCTACTTTACCTCCAGTTTTTCAATACTTGCAAAGTTGATGCTATCTAAAAGCTCAAAACTATACATTTTTCCTGTATCAATAACTTCATCAACTGCCGTTCCTTCATAAACCGTTTTAAAATAAAGCCCTTCATTGTCTACTATCAATAAATTCTCATCTATTAAATATTTGTATTTATACTGAGAAGTAACATATAAAATTTCACCATATTTTTTAATTGAAACTACATAGTTTGTACTCATTTGCTTTCCACTAGTAATTGCTGATATATCTGCTGTTTGATGAGCACTTAATATTGAGGTAGAAGGATTTTGTAATTCAGAACTAATATAGTTACCATTTGTTTTACTTAAATACAATCCACTTATATTTACAAAACTTTGTTTCTCAGAACATTCTGCGTGTGGTGGTTCTGCACTTAGTCCACCTTGAAGATTTCTTCCATCAATCATGCACTGCAGATTAAACATTGGTATAGTTAATGTTCCCGTGTCTACTTTTAAGAAAACAGCTATATAGTGTGCTCCTTTTGAAACTTGTGGAATACCTAGAGGTATACCTATAACATTATCTCCTTGTTGTAATTTGTGTTTTGGAGTAAAAGGAATATCTTTGTTATCTAATTGAATTTGAATTGTTATAGTACAAGCTGCACTAGCAGTACAGTACATAGAAAAACTCATAGAAAGATTAGTAGAAGCTACTGCGGTAACCCCTAAATATATTGGTTCAATAGCTGTTGTGCCTATAGTTAAAGCCACTGGATTTGCATAATAAAGCATAGAAGTTAAAGATCCAGCTACTTTGTTTCCTAGTTCATCTATGGTAGTCTTTATAATTCCCATATCCAATTGATTTAATATACTGTCCCTTGGCTGACCTAGTTCAACTTTTACATTTACTCCAGTTAAAACATCCTTCTTTATTTTAAGCACAGGTACTTTTACATCTATCTCAAAATCCTTATGTCTTACTATAACTAAATCTCCTACGTTAACTTTTTGAAGATGCTTATAGTTTTCATACTCCTTTGTTTTACTAAGTTCAATAAAATCCACATCAATGCTTACTTTACTCAAACCTATTACATTTGCTGATTCTTGAGCTAGTAATCTTAATGTAACTTCATCTTCTGCATCTTTAAACTCTACCTTTTTTATAATAGGAAAGGGAGGATACTTTTCACTATCCCAATTAGGTACATTAATATATTTTTCAGTAAGCTTAATACCATCCTTTCCTACAGGATAAAGCTTTGTTACAACACTAGTGGTATCTACATTAAACTTTAAACCAACTATATTTTTACCCTGAGCAATTAAAACTCCTGCATCTTTACCTATAGAATTAAGTATCTTAATATTAAAGTTATCCCTCTTTAGTTCACCACAACCCCATATATCTAATATAGTAAATATAGCTTCTACAGGGTTTTTCTCTACCAAACTGATTGAATTTGCGATTATAATATCACTATCTGCTGTGTATATAGCAACTAACTCACCTATTAAAGATTTCTCTATAGCTGTTTTTACACTACAATTTTCAGCTTTCATATTTTCTATAAAGTAATAGGAAAGATCATAGAAGATGTGTTTTGCCCATACCTTAGTAATATTTCTCCCATCACTATTTTTCTCTACTTTATATATTCTAAATAGCTGACCATCAGCTTTGACAATATTCCACTCTTCAAGGTACTTTGATTTCTTAGAATTAGCAGGATACTCTAGCTCTAATGAATAATCTCCATTTAACTCTTCATTAATAATGCAACTTAAAGCTTCACTTAACACTCCAAGACCATTACTTTCAAAATTCCCTTTAGTAGTTTTCTTATCATAAATACATATCATTATAACCACCGCCAGTTTGGTAAAAGCTCCACTTTAGTAACATTGCCACTCCATTCTATAATATTTTCACCTGGTTTAAGTTTTAAGAACTCACCTGTCATTTTTCCATTTAAATTGTTTCCTGCATCATCATAGCAATCCTGTATAACTGAATTAATTATAATTTTTTCAGATATACCTTTAAGACTTATCTGCTGTCCATTTATTTTAAAAACTATATCACCAGCACCATAAATGCTTATAATAGGCTCACTATCAATAGTTCCTGGATTAGTTGTAACTGTACCAGAAGTATTTATTGTTACTATATTATTTTCTACTGCATACTTAAAAGGTCTGCAGTTAAATATTATTGGAAATTCACTAAAAATTTTATAAGTTTGTTTAAAGTCTATGGCATTTACGACTTGAGCAATATATTTTTTATCATCTTGAAAACTAAATATCAGATCACTTTCACCTGCTGTAAAGAGCCACGCCTTTATATCATCAATTTTATATGCAAGACTTGAATTGTCCTTTACTGAGCATTCAACAGTTATTGTTATATCCTCATAAGTTTTTTCATCAAACCTTAAATTCGAATCTCTTCCTGGAATATTTATTGTGTTTATTCTGCGTTTAGGAGAAGGAAGAGTTGGTCTTTCAGATATTAAAATCCCAAAGTCATCATAACTATTCTTACAACCAAAATTAAAACTAAGCATCTTAAACTCCTCCCTTTCCCATAGCTATTCTCTGTCTATAAAATTCTAGCTCATATGCAATCTGCTCTATATCTTTATCTGTGTTATTTATGAAATTCTCTATATGCAGAGTAAAACTGTTTTTATTGTCTAAGTTCTTATCTTGTCTTAATGTATCAGTAACTGGTAGTGCCATTTCTCCTATCTTAGTATTAATTTTCATATCTAAGGACAATCCTTTTATAGCCTCTGATACAACATACTTACTTTTATTTATGCCCTCTGCTAAACCTGACATAAAATCTGGCATCCAAGTTTCATAATCGGTAAGTGGGCCTTCATCTGGTACTGAAAAATGAAGGTAACTTCTTATTTTAGCTGCTAATCCACTTACTGCATCTTCAACTTTTCCTATGGAAGCTCTAATTCCATTTACAATTCCATTAACAAAGTCTGCTCCATAACTCCAAGCCTTAGATGGTAAACTAGCCAGATAACTTAAAGCACTATTTATACCACTCTCTATAGAACTTCTTACACTTCCTATAGTGCTATTTACTCCATCCTTCATTCTTATAAACATACTTGATCCATAACTATAAAGCTTTCTTGGAAGTTCTGAAAACCAAGTTAAAATAGAATCCCATATGTTAAGTACTGTTTCTTTTATGTTATTGCAAAGATTTATTACAGTTTCTTTTAATTTACTCCAAGCGTTTATAGCAGTATTCTTTATAGCTTCCCATATATTTGCTAAAGCTATTTTAATGTTATTCCATATGTTTTCTATATCTGATTTCAGCTTTGTAAAATTTCCTGTTACTATATCAAGAATTATAAGTACAGCACCTAAAACAATGTTTTTTATAATATCCCAAGTATTTTGAAATATTGTTTTATAAAAATTCAGTGCTGGCTCTAAGAAACTCTTTATACTATTAAGTCCATTACTTATAGTATTTTTTAAGTTTTCCCAAGCAGTTAATGTTGCAGTTTTTACATTTTCCCAGGCATCAGATATAGATGTTTTAATATTATTAAATACAGTTGTAATAGAATTCCATAGTTCTGAAGCCTTAGCCTTTATAGTGTCCCAGTGCTGATATATTAGCACTCCAGCAACTATAGCTAATCCAATCCCAATAACCCAAGGATTGAACACCATTCCTAAAACTTTAGACATACCACCTAATTTACCAATAGCAGTTGACACCTTACTAAAGGCACTAGATAAATTGCCAACAGCATTTACTACACTAGCCAATCCAACTAAAACAGGCCCAACCGCTGCAATTATAGCACCTACAACAAGTATCGTCTTTTGTGTACTTTGATCTAACTTTGCAAAAGCTTGAATCCATTCATTTAATTTAGTAATTATAGGGGTTATTATAGGTAATATATTTTGTCCCATTGTAGCACCAAGTTCTTTTAAGCTTTCCTGAAACACCCTCATCTGATTAGCTGTACCTGCACCTGTACGTTCAAAATCTCCATGAGCATTTTTGGTTTTTTCCAGAACATAGTTGTATCTAAGCTGGACCTTTTCTGCTTCAGTCATATCTTGAGTTTTCTTTTGTATTCCTTTTGAATAGGCATACTGCTGCAAGTTAGTATCTGTCATTACTACACCTAGCATTTTTAAACTTTCTGTTTCACCAGTGAATATCCCATTTAAGGCTTCTTCAGCTTGTTTTATATCAATGTTTTTAAAACTTGATAAGTCACCAGCTAACCCAACAAGTGACATAGACATTTTTGCGGCTTCTTCTTGATTTAACCCCATACTTGTTGCCATATCACCATAAAGAGCTGCCATATCTAAAGCAGTTCCTTTTGCTATTCCATAACCTTTAAGAGTAGTTTCTGACCAATCCTTGACCTTTTGATTAACACTTCCAAAGGCAACCTCAACTTTATTTAAGCTTTCACTTGTATCTGAGGCTAATTTCACACTTGCAGTGCCTGCTGCAACCAATGGGGCTGTTATAGCTAAGCTTAATTTTGAGCCTACATTACCTAATCCCTCTCCAATTGTTTTCATCTTACTTCCAACCGTATCAAGGCTTTTACCTAGTGAAGTCCATTTACTACTCTGAACCTCTATTTCTTTGTTAGTCTTTGAAAGATTGTTTTCCATTTGTGAGAGAGCTTGTTTAGCATTATTTAATTTTATTTCAAGTGCTTGAGTTGCCTCACTATCTTTACCTTTAGTTTCAGCACTTTTATTGTAGGCTTGCTCAAGTGTACTTACTTTTTGTTTCTGAAGCTCTAATTGTTTAGACAGGCTTTCTGATTTTAATTTGAGTCCTTCAAGACCTTTTGCATTTTCTCCAAGTGCTGCAGTATTAGCTTTAAACTCACTATCAAGAACTCTAAGATTTCTATTAATACTACTTATACCATTTTGAAAACCACTAGAATCTAAACCTATTTTCACCGCCAAACTTCCAAGTTCTTCTGCCACTCTCTCACCACCTCTACAAAATATTTAAAACAGCATTCAAGTTCTGTCTGTATTCCTTATTAGCTCTGTAAATTAAAATATCGAAATAATAAAATATATCCATCTCGTCAATATCATTTAATGTCCAACTCTGCTCTAAAAGCTGAGAATAAATTTCTTTTATAAAATCAAGCGGAGATAGCTTTTTATCACTATCTCCGCTTACTTGTTTGGGAATTCCTCCAATTTACTTCCCATAGTTCCTACTATTCCATTTATGCTGTCATTAAGAGTTTCTATAAGCTTATCTGCATCAAGTCCATCATAAAAATCATCTCTGCTGAATTTATTCCCGTATAACTCAACCACAAAATCAACTAAGCCATCTAAATCCTTTGTTTTTAGATTATTGAAGTCTACATTTTCATTTACCTCTATTGCTTTTCTAAGCATTCTTGTTTTCACCTTAGGCATTACATAGATCTTATCGTTCAATACTAATTCCAAATTCTATACCTCCCATCCTTAATATTAAGCTACTGGAGCATATACATTGGTAAACCAAGTAGCCCCACCTGTAAATCCACTATCTTCATCTGCAGTGTACTTCCACTTACCATCTGCTCTTGTAAGAAATGTACCTTTTAGTTTAGGTGTTTGGAATTTTGTTTTATCTTCCTGTGTTGAATGTTCTTCTTCTGGTTCACTAAATTTACCCTTAAGAAGCCAAACATATCTGTACTTTCCATTAGCTTTCTTTATCTTAAAGCCAATAGCTACATAAGGTGCTATATCATCAGCTTCATAACTCATTACTTTACTTGTAGCATCTAATGTATGTCCAAGTAAAACTGCTTGTACTTCTAAAGGCAAATCTTGAATTTCAATCTCCACATCTACCTCACCCATACTTGAAACTGTTTCAACTGCTCTATTATCAGCATATAGAGTATCCGAGTTACTCTTAGGACTTATTTTTACATTTATTGCTGGTGAAATTAATTCTGGTGTACCATAAGTTATTGTTGCTTCATCTGTTAAAACTGCATAAACTAAATTTTCTACTCCTATAGGAGCACTGTTCACTATTCCTGACATAGATTATTACCCCCATTCTTCTAATTTAAATAAAAAAATCTAATTGCTTTATGATATATCTTTGTATCACTTTCAAATAAATCAGCCGCAGAAGTTCTTATAAACCCTGCGGCCTCCATAGCATTTTTCACATTTTCTATAAGCTCTGTATAATCACTTTTACTCCATATATCTATTTGAATATAATAACCTGTAGATTTTTCTTCATTGTCAGCATACTGCTCACCTTGTTCTAAATAATTGAAAAAGGTTATATATGTGCTTTCTTTTCCGTTGTACTTTTGAAATGAAACCGGTACATTGAGAGATTTTAAAGCTTCAATTACTTTATTGTTTATCACTTCAAGCCCTCCTTCAAAGTTTCAGCTATAGTTTTCTGTATTGTATTTTTATTTTTCTCATAAGCTGGTTGTAAAAAAGGTCTTGCAGGCATTTTAGAAGTTCCAAATTCCAAGAATTTATCGTAAAATATCTTTGAATTATCTCCCTTATCTACACCTACAAGAATATATTTTGATCCATCTTTCTTTTTTACATTACTTATCTTAAGACCCTCTCTAAGATTACCACTTCTATCATTAAATGCATTTGTTCCCTTTGCATCCTCAAGTACAGGCTCTGCTGCATTTTTTAGTGCTTTGTTTTCAAGTCTTCCTACATTTGCACCTATCTGTTGAAGCTTGTTTAATATCTCATCAACACCTGTAAGTTCTATGTTAGCCACTATTCTCAACCTCCAAAGCACTAATTTCAATATATTTGTTTTTATATTTGATATTATCTATGGAGTTTATATTGTACTGTTTTCCCTTAAAAAGAATCCTCATTGTTGGTTCGATATTTGGTACATACCTTATTGTAAATTTAACAGTATTCTCTTCTTTAACCGCTGCAGCTTCAAAGTATTCTCTACCATGAAGATTTGTAATTGCAGCCCATACCGTCTTGTAATCTTGCCAATCTTCCATCTCAAAACCATTCTCGTTGGTATTAGCAGTTAATTTTTGAAAAGTAATTCTATGCCTCAATTCACCAATATCCATAAAATCACCAGCTTTCCTTGCGAAGATTTCCGAGTATTAATTTCATTACATTAATTGTATCTGAAATACTGACATTTTCATTTTTCTGATAATATGTTCCTTCCCTTTTTTCATACATATTGGCTACCGCATAAAGGACTGCTTGCCTTACTACCTGTGGCACTTCCTCAAATTCAGATAAGGGATATCTTAATATATCTTCACAGATTTCTTCAGCTGTAAAAATAAAATTAGTGATGAGTGTATTTTCCTCATCACCATCTATTCTTAAATACAGTTTTGTCTCTTCAAGTGTTACTACCATACACCCATCACCTCACTTTATTCCACTTCCATAAGACCTGCTACTTTAAGTTTTGTAAGCAGAGCATTGAAATCATTTTTTAAATTTTCAATAGTAGTAGCTGTACTTTCTACTTGATTTTCAGCCATAGGAAACCCTTCTACAATAGCATCTTCATTTATTTTCAAAGCTCCACCTATAACCCATTTATCCCCACCTTGTTCGCTATAATTTTTCGATGTATAACTCATACTGCACCTCCATTAAGCTTTCATTTTGAGAATCTGTACTGCTTCTGGAAGAACAAGTCTACCATCCACACGCTCTTTAGCTACAAAACCAACCATGCCATTACCTGCAAATAGTTCTTTAAGTTCTGCAAAAGAACGAGAACCTCTATCACCAATATTATAGTAGCTAAAGTCCCCAAACGCTATTACAGGGTTTCCTGCTGCAACTGTTGGAACATAAGCTGAGGTGTAAACAGGGTAACCAAGTAAACTATCCGGTTCTCCTACTTGATAAGATGGTTGCCATATATATGCTCCATTCCCATCCTTTAATTTCCTAAGAATTGCAAGTGTCTGATCATTTATAATAAATACAGCATTTTTTCTATAAGGACGCTTTAATGAATAAATTAAATTGAGTACCTCATCTGCAGTAATTGTAGTGGCACTACCAGATGTTACACCAACTTGACCACCACCTGTTGCTGCAAAAATACCTAGTGGCTTTCCAATTCCATCTCCATTTAGGAAAGCATCTTCTTCTGCATTTGCTAGTGCCTTTGCAAACTTGTTTAAGATATATGTTTCAAGATTAAATACATTATCATAAAGAAGTTCTTCTGTTACTTTAACTGCAACGTGAAGTTTATGTGCATCAAGGTTAATTTGTTCAAACTTAGCATCCCCAAATGTTAATGCTCCACCTTCATCAATCCAAGCTGCTGCTGGTGTAGATGCTCCGATATTAATTTTTCTTTCAGCACCGGTTTTAATTATAGTTGAAAGTTTTCTCATAATATTTTCTTCTGTTAATCCTTCAATTAAACGGGTATCATATTCTTCAGGAACAAGATATCCTCCATCTGCATCAACACCTTCTTGAAGTATATTATTAACTCTTCTGAAATTAGAGCGAAGTGCATTTAACATAGAATCCTTATATTCATCTGTTGCAACTCCTGTTTTAGGCTGTTCATTTGTTTGTGGCTTTGTAGGGTTACTAAGAATAGGACTGCTTGTAGGCTTTGACATTTCAGCATCAATTGCTGTTAGTCTACTTTCCCTTTCAATTTCCTTAGTTAAAGCCATGATATTATTCTCCATTTTTGTGTAAGTAGCATTATCTTCTTCTAAAAGCACATCACTTTCATTTCTTTTATTATCAAGAAATGCCCTTGCATCTGCTACTGCCTTATTACGCTTTTCATATAATTCCATAAGTTTATTCATATTGAAATTCCTCCCTAAATAAATTTAAGACGCTCTTTTAGCGTCTCGATTGATGTTTGATTTTTATTTGTTTTAGCATCTTTTTTAACTATCATTTTATCAAGTAATGAGTTGGTTACTGCTTTTCTACTAAAGGCATAGGTCATATCATCAGATAACTTTGTCTTTTTCTCATCCTTTAAAATCCCATCTGCAAAACCAAGTTCCAATGCCTTATTAGCATTTAGCCACGTTTCTGCATCCATAAGATTAGATAACTTTACACGAGATAAAGAGGTCTTAATTTCATAAGCATTGATGATACTTTCCTTAACTTCAGAAAGCATATCAATGGCCTTTTGCATTTCCTCACTATCTCCAATGGCAACTGTAAGTGGGTTGTGAATCATCATTAGTGCAGTAGGTGCCATAAGTACATTAGTACCTGCCATAGCGATAACACTTGCAGCTGATGCTGCAATACCGTCAATCTTTACAGTTATATTGCCTTTGTAATCCATAAGCATTGAATAAATCTGACTAGCAGCAATGCAATCTCCTCCGGGACTGTTTATCCATAGAGTGATATCCCCTTCTCCGCTTAAAAGTTCTGCCTTAAATGCTTTTGGAGTTACTTCATCATCAAACCAGCTTTCTTCTGCAATTGCACCGTTAAGGTATAAAGTTCTGGTATCAGAATTTTCATCCTTGACCCAGTTCCAAAATTTCCTCACTTGGATTCCTCCATTCCTAAATTGTTTTTGTTAGCAAATATTCCTGCATCATTCAGCTTTGTCATATTTCCGTTAATTAGATATAAATCTCCACCTAGCTCTTTGGGAATAAGGTCTAGATTTTCAAGTTCCCTAATGTCATTTGCACTCATCCAACCATTTTGTCTTGCAGTGGCATACCCATTCATACGGCTCTGATAATCACCCCTCAAAAGGCCATCTACATTGAACTTGATGAAATACTTCCTTTTATCACTAGGTGAAAGTAGAGAACGTACCATTGCTTGTTCCCACCTTGATACCCAAGGGTCAAGAGTATACTTCACAAACTCCAAAGACTGCTGTTCTATATTAGAAAAGCTAGACTTTTCAAGGTCACCGACCATATGTGGCGGCACCCTAAAAATTCTAGCGATTTCATTGATTTGAAATTTCCTTGTTTCAAGAAATTGTGCCTGCTCTGGAGAAATGGAAATTGGTGTATATTTCATTCCTTCTTCAAGGACAGCTACCTTGCTTGAATTACTGCTACCACCAAAAGTTGCATTCCAACTTTCCCTTACACGAGTAGGATCTTTTAATGTTCCAGGATGTTCTAGCACACCACCCGGTGCCGCACCATTTGCAAAGAACTTGGCTCCATATTCCTCGCAGGCAATTGCCATACCGATCGCATTCTTTGCCATGGCGATTGGAGAATATCCTACAAGTCCATCAAATCCAAGACCAGGAATATGAAGTACATCTGAAGGGTACAGTTTTACCGTACTTCCTTTCATTGTAGGAGTCTCCTCTTTATTTGTCATATAGCTATAATAAAGCTGTCCCGTCTCATCTCTATCTACTGTCATCCGGTTGGGCATTAGAGGATATAATGCCACTACTTCACCTTTACCATTTCTAATAATCTGTGCATAAGCATTACCCCATAAAAGTAAATGAGTCATTAATGTTTCACGAAATACAAAGGAGGTCATTTCAGGGTTTGGCTCATCATGCAAAAGAAAATACAGTGGATTTTTAATAGCCTTTTCCTTGCCGCCATTATCGGTATACTCATATAAATGAAGAGGTAACCCTGCCACTGCCTCTGCTAAAATTCTCACACAAGAATATACAGCAGTCATTTGCATTGCGGTTCTTTCAGTTACAGGTTTTCCTGAAGTTGTACCTCCTAAAAAGAAACTATATGCACTTCCTGCTGTTCTGTTTGTAGGTTTATCTCTGGATTTAAATAAACTGCTTAATATATTCATAAAACATCATTCCCCCCTAAATAAACAAAATGCCCCTGTCATCATAAACAGAAGCACCGGCCTCATTACCACAGCGAATCGCTCTATCAAGAGCCATTATCGTTGCTATAGCACCATCTATTTTTTCAGTTGATTTTTCTTTGTCTGCCTTGATGTTTCCGGCAGGGTCTGTTCTAATGAAGATGTTATCCATCATCCATCTAAGAACAGGATGGCCACCGTGTGCAAGTTTCTGCTCTAGTGTCAGTTTCATTAATTCCTTTGTTGGTGGACTCATATCCTTAAAACCTTGACCAAATGGCACAACAGTAAAACCCATACCCTCAAGGTTTTGTACCATCTGAACTGCGCCCCAGCGGTCAAAGGCTATTTCACGGATGTTGTACTTCTCACCAAGCTTTTCAATAAACTTTTCAATAAAGCCATAATGCACTACATTTCCTTCTGTAGTTTGAAGATATCCTTGCCTTTCCCATACATCATAGGTAACATGATCACGCTTTACTCTAAGGTCTATAGTTTCTTCTGGTATCCAAAAGTAAGGCAGTACACAGAATTTATCATCCTCATCCACTGGAGGAAATACTAGCACAAAGGCTGTAATGTCAGTTGTACTGGAAAGGTCTAAACCACCGTAGCAAACGCGCCCTTTCAAGGATTCTTCATCTACTTTAAAAGAGCAAGCATCCCATTTATCCATAGGCATCCAACGAACAGCCTGTTTCACCCACTGATTAAGTCTAAGCTGTCTAAAAGAATTCTCCTCGGCAGGGTTCTGCTTTGCAGATTCACAAGCAGCCTTTACTTTATCAATACCAACTGTTATACCAATGGAAGGATTAGCTTTCTTCCAAACCTTAGGATCTGTCCAGTCATCAGATTCATCTGCTCCATAAATTACAGGATAAAATGTGGAGTCTACTTTTCTTCCCTCTAGGATATCTTTCGCTTTCTGATGGGTTTCATAGCAGATAGACTTTGTATCAGTTCCAGCTGTTGTAATAAGGAAATACAGTGGCTGCATACGGGCATCTCCAGAACCCTTTGTCATAACATCGAACAGCTTCCTATTAGGCTGCGTGTGCAATTCATCGAACACGACCCCGTGTATATTAAATCCGTGTTTGGAATAAGCCTCTGCTGATAAAACTTGATAAAAACTATTTGTAGGTTTATAAATTATTCTCTTTTGAGATGCTAGAATTTTAACTCTTTTACTAAGCGCAGGACACATACGCACCATATCAGCAGCTACCTCAAATACGATAGATGCCTGTTGGCGGTCAGCTGCACAACCATAAACCTCAGCTCTTTCTTCAAAATCACCACAGCATAAAAGTAGTGCCACTGCAGCTGCAAGTTCTGATTTACCTTGCTTTTTAGGAATTTCAATATATGCAGTATTAAACTGCCTGTAACCATTACGTTTTAGTGTACCAAAAATATCACGAATAATCTGTTCTTGCCAATCTATAAGATCAAACTTTTTACCTGACCATGTACCTTTGGTATGACAAAGAGCCTCAATAAAGGCAACAGCATAATCTGCGTGTTCTTTGCTATAGATACTATCCTTTGCCTTAAACTTTGTTGGTTTATATTTTTTTAACTTTCTCATAAGCTGTCACCTTCCTTTCTTTGCGTTAAAAAAGGAGCTACTATAAAATAGCTCCTGGGTAAAACTTGTATCTAATTGCGCTCAATAACAATTTATATTGTATAAGTATAATGCTTTATGGTGTCGGAGTAGAAATTGGAACCGAATTTGATGTTGGAGTCGTAGTAGCAACTGGAGTTAATGCTGTTGTTGATGTAGCTGATGATATTGATGGTGCCTGAGTCCCTTGGCTTAAGGCTTTAGCTGCTGGTATATTATTATTAATTATTGATACAAGAGTATCAACATCGCTTTGTTCTTCAACGCTATCTTTACCAGTCACAGTTTTGAACTGGTCATAAATCTTCTTATATAAACCAAGCTTATCATTACCAATTGCATTCCCAAAAAGTACTCTTTTTATAAATACTTTATTATCCTTCACAAAAAACCTTACTAGGACATTATCGTTTTGAAGCTTTATGCACACATTTTGAACTACTCCTACCTTAACATTAGGATTATTATCAACTAAATTAGCAATTGCATTAATCAGTCCATCAACAGCGTAATACTCTTGTCTATACTTAGCTTTATCTATGGCGATTCTGAACTGATTACTATTCTCGCAATGGGATTGGGTATAAGGCTTAAATAATTCGTCATGATCATCTACAACTTTAGCTATACCTTTTGGTGTTTCGCCAGGTATAAATATAAAATTATGAAAGTTAGCATCTAGATAGTCGGCAACTTTGCAAATATCACCAATTGGAATACTGCTTATGTCCTTAATATGACTGAGTGACATCAACTTCACAATGTCCAGTGGTACTTTAGTGTCCTCTGATATCTTTTCCAGTGGTAGTAGATTCTGCAACTCTCTCTCTTTCTTCTCATGGAAAAATCTGAACCTTGTTTCTGGTTTATACATGAATCCCTCCGTAAATGAAAAATTACTTATATAGTATTATACTATTCACAAATCAAAAATATGTTAATGTTAATGTCAATTTGAATGTGAAATTAATGTGAAATGATATATGTCATAATAAAAAAAGGACTACTATCAGCAATCTAAAAATCATGTACAACTAGAAACCGCCCATAAAGGGCTATCCCATGTGTTTATTGTCTTATTCCTCACCTGTAAGGATAAACTTCACATACTCTTTACTATGTTCTTCTATAAAAATTACTAGTTCGTTAAACCTAAGTTCGTGGGCTATCTTTTGAACTGCTGGAAGGTCAAACATATTAGTAATGCCTGTATCACGCACTTTGAGGATTTGTTCTCTTGCCCTTCTATCCATTGCAGTTCTCCTCATTAATCTTCTTGCATTTATCGACCCCATAAATAACATGGAGTCCAGAACCATTATCCCACTGCACCATTATTGATCCTGTATCATCAACGCCCCAAACTGTACCCTTTGTTCCCATTGGAGGTGCTTGGATGTCATCCATCTCCACAAGTTCTACCCTTGTGCCTGCCGGATACTTCTTGCGGAGCATTTGAACTATTTCTTTACTCAGAAACTTCATTCCTAGCACCTCCCTTGAAAGCTGATGAACCTGTGAGGTTCTGAAGGAGAATCTTGCGTTCCTTCTTGTACTCATCACCGATAAAGCCTAATCGAAGGAGGAAACAGCGAAATGCGTATTTCTCATTGTCCACTTCCTTTTCTCTTGGGCTGATGCGTTTCTGGTTTCTTGCCATTTCACAAATGCTGTAAATGAAATGTGTATAGGCTTTAACTGTTTCGCTGTCCTCAGGCATGAATGAGAACCAAGGAAAGGAAACTTTATCATCATCCTTGAAAATTGGAAGGCTGTTTAATCCTAGTGCTTTTTTGATTAAGTTTCCTTTTGCCTCGATAATGTGCTGTAAATTTTCCAAGGCATCATCTACAAAGTAGGTGGCAGGCATTGCCACCGTTAGCCCTACAGTTTCGCTTTGTGACCCTTCTTCTGTAGTATTGGTATGTTCCTTTGATTCTTCAGTTGTTTCCGCCACAAAGCCTTTTTCAGCAAGTTTCTCAAGCAATGTTTTAATCTCATTACTATCTGCTCTATCATCAAAAATAAGTGTGCCTTCCTTGTCTACTGTGAAATAATCAATTTGGTAACTAAAGGTTGGCGCACCTTTATATTTACTTTTAACACCTGTTATTTCACTAATTGTTTTAACTAAATCCTTACGGTCTTTGCCCTCTTTATTAAATTTAACTTCCATTTTGAAGTACCTCCTTATTTTTTGGTACTTACATATATCACTCTAAAGGCACATAATAGCAAGTTAATAATGTACTTAAACTAACTTTTCTTTTAGAAGCAAGAAAACGGTTGTTGTACCCTTTTTCCCATTACTCAATTTCTAATGAAACATACCTTGGATATTCATAACCTTGAGGATCTACAAGTATTGTTTCTCCTGTTTCCTTATTTTTAACTCTAATGCAGATGTCCTCTTTTTCAATCCAAGGTTGGTCTATTAAGAAGTTTGATATAAACTCTTGAAACTCACTACTCCCAAGTTCAACTTCTCTGTTTATTGTGTAGTTTTTAGGCTTATCACCTGCTTTAAGTGCCAGCTCTGTTAACTCCTTTAGTTCTTCTAAATTGAAAATCTTCCTTCCAAAAAGTGCTTTTACTTGCCTTTTTTTATTATCCATACTCCTTGCCTCCTTGTGTTTTTTGGTAATCTATATATGACTCTAAAATCACATAATAGCAAGTTGATAATGTAAATTAATCATCATTATTTTCTGCGTAATAAGCAATTCCTGAAAGTACCATACAAACACAAGGAAGTGCCACACCATTCCCCCACATTTTATATTCTGCTGAATCTGAGTGAGGATCCTTAAGCCACTTTATAATTTGCTTTTCAGTTTTTGGCTTTGTAGATTTTCCTATAATTTTTCTATGGGTTTCAAAGACATCTGTCCAAAAGGCAATATCTTTTTTTGTAGGAGTTCCTGTGCCAAGGTCACTACACCAAAAGTCTGGGAAACCTTGAAGCCTACCACATTCCTTTGGGGTAAGCCTTCTAACCGTATAATTAGGTTCTACTACTGAAGTGAAGTTTCCCTTATCAGGCATTCTCTGATTGCCGCCTGCATTATTTACCGTAAGTGTTGGAGATACATTTTCTCCATTCCAAGCAACTGCTGATGGACCTTGTGCATTTAAAGTTGCTGCAATACCATCTTCTTTAATTCCAAGATTTCTTGCAAAGTTCTTTCCGCAGTTAAAAGTTTCTCTATCGATAGAATAACAAGGCTGTGTTACTATAGATGGATCTTTATAATCTCTTGAACATAGTGTCGGTGCAGTTTCCTTATTCACCTGCATAAATTCACCAGTTGTCATAGAAAAAACTGCGTGTCTATCAGTGGCATTAAGAGTAAAAGATACATCTTCGTTAATACCATCTCCATTAGGCCCATTTTCATCTTTACGCCCGATCATAGATCCTTGCAGAGAATAGCTTTCTACAACTGCTATCCCACCCTGGTTACAAGATGGGTTGCCACCATTTCCGTCAATAGTTCTTGAGGTATCAGTTTTATAAATACCACTATGAGGATTGCTTGATTTCATGGAGTTACTGCCATCTGAGCATATTCCGTATGCCATTGGAACAAATACTGACTGATCATTATTACATGATAAAGTTGCAGATTTATTATCCTGTATTAATGCACCTTTACCTCCGCCTTCGCAGCCACTACGTATTTTAAGAGTTTTAGGAGTATCTATTTCCGTAGTTACAAAAGGCTGATTGTTCCCTCCAGTTCCATAGGTTGCAGAAACTGTGGGTGCAACATCCAAAGGCCCATTGTAACGAGTATCTTGGCTATGGTTTTCAAACATAACACATGGTGGGTGATTAGCCTTTGCCCTAAGTGTTGATGTCTTATTATCAAGTACATCCATACGTTGACCACCTTGGTCATTTAAAACAAGAGTGCTTGCCTCTCCAAAGCAAACCTCAGTACTTCCGGTAGCTCCTTGCCACGGCTTGATGCTCTTCTGAGAATACCCTGACAAGCCTTCGGACTCAAATAATATTTTTCCGGCACACCTACCTGTAAAATCTGCGACAAGGTAGATACGTTTTCTTCGTTGGGGAACTCCAAAGTATTGTGCATCGAGAGTTCTCCATGCAATGGAGTAATCTCTTCCCAATATCTCTCCTGCGTTAAGCCACTTTTTAGGTTTAGGAATAGATAAGGTTTCATCTTTGACTTTTGCGATACTTTCAAGAACTGCTTTGAAATCCTCTCCTTTGTTTGAGGAGAATGCTCCCGGCACATTCTCCCACAGGATAAATCTTGGATAGTTGCCATTTGTAGCACACCTCATTTCTTTAATAATTCTAATGGCCTCATAAAAAAGGACGGATTGTTCTCCCTCAAGTCCTGCCCTCTTACCTGCTACAGACATATCAGTGCAAGGTGAGCCAAATGTAATAATATCTACTGGTTCTATTTCAGCACCGTTAATAGTACTGATATCACCTAAGTGCTTTACCTTAGGCATTCGTTTGGATGTTACACGAATAGGAAAAGGCTCAATTTCTGATGCCCATAAGGGAGTAATACCAGAAATCAAGCCTCCTAAAGGAAAGCCTCCACTACCATCAAAGAGCGAGCCAAGGGTAAGATTACTCATCTTTAACCACCTCATTATAAGGCACTTGTTTACCATCTCTTATTAAAAATACACCTTCATCACTTGAAACCTGTTCAATATATCTTTTTACAATAACATCACAAAACTTCTCATCAAGTTCAACAGTACAGCAGATTCTATCTGTTTGCTCACAAGCTATAAGAGTTGAACCACTTCCACCAAATGGGTCAAGAACTATTGAGTTTGTTAAACTTGAATTTTGAATTGGGTAAGCAATAAGAGCCACAGGTTTCATCGTTGGATGATCTGCATTTTTACTTGGTCTATCAAATTCCCATATGGTAGTTTGTTTTCTATCCGAATACCATTGATGTTTACCCGATTTCTTCCATCCAAATAAAACTGGCTCATGCTGCCATTGGTAAGGACTTCTGCCTAATACAAGACTTTGCTTCTTCCAAATGCAAGTACCACTTAAATAAAACCCGCTATCTGCAAAAGCTTTTCTAAAGTTAAGTCCTTCTGTATCAGCATGAAAAACGTAAATGGAACCATCACTAGCTAATGCCTTTTCCATGCTGGTAAAGCTATCAAAAAGGAAATTAAAAAAGGCATCTGCTGAAAGATTATCGTTTTGTATCTTTCCTGCAGTGCCTTCGTATTTTACGTTATATGGTGGGTCGGTAACTATTAAATTTGCCTTCTTACCGCCCATCAATTTTTCATAGGTTTCTGATTTTGTACTATCTCCGCATAAAAGACGGTGTCTTCCTAAAATCCACAAATCACCTTGTTTTGTAATGGTAGGGTTTTTAAGTTCTTCATCAACATTAAAATCATCTTCCTGTATCTCATCTGCTGAATTTAAAAGTGTATTTAATTCAGCTGCATCAAATCCTAAAAGGTCGATATCAAAGTCAAGCTCCTTTAAATTCTCAAGTTCTATGGATAATAAATCTTTATCCCATCCTGCATCTTCAGCAAGTCTATTATCTGCAATAATATAAGCTTTCTTTTGTGCCTCAGTTAAATGGTCAACAAAGACACAAGGTACACTTTTCATTCCATCTTCTTTAGCTGCTAGAACTCTACCATGTCCTGCTATAATATTAAAATCTCTATCGATTAAGATTGGATTTACAAAACCAAATTCTCTAAGACTTGATTGTAACTTTTTTATTTGTTTTTCATTATGGGTTCTTGAGTTATTTGCATATGGCACAAGTTTTGATATCTCCACTTGTTGCATTTCTTGTGTAAATTTATTTTCTTTCTCCAAATTAATCACCCCCGTCTTAGTAATTTTATAAGCCCCTTATTTGCACCAACAACATCTCCTGCTACTGCCTGCCCCCTTAAGGTCTTATATTGCTGTTTGGTTAATATATTTTTATTTTCATTAAGTTGTTTCATAAAAGCTTGCTTCTCCATTTTTATCTTCCCTTTCTCCCCGATAAAAGTGCCTCCATAATATCATCTTGAGGATTTCCAACAAATGCTGTGGTACAGTTTTGCTTAACAATATCAAAGATTTCATACCACAATAAATTTGCTTGCTTTAAAAAAGATTGACTCATCTGCACAAAAGGACTGGCAATTGCACCACCTGTTGTAGGGTGTTTTCCTAAAAGTCCATAAGTGCTAATAGCTTCCTCACATTGGATGTATCTTGTAAAGGCTTGGGCATAGGATTCAATAAGTCTTGGATTAACAAACTTCTCGCACCCTCTATCTTTTAGCCATTTCCAAGTTTCAGTAAATAATAAATCCGCTCCAAGTGGTTTGCCATCCCTTTGCTTTGAACTAAGGTAGTCACTTGGACTTGGCATATCCTCACCATTCAAAGTTTCAGCACCATCTAGCTCATCAACCTCAAATATTGTTTCAGGTTGTAGGTTTGGTACTTCTAATATTTTTGCTGCCTTACCTTTTGTGATTTTATCTGAAAGAGGTATCTGTTTATCTCCTGCACGAACCCGTCTGCCACCCCTGTTTGTTCCGTCTTTGGCCACATTTTTCACCCCTTTCTTATCCTTACTTGGTTTAATCCCCCGTTTGAACTGCAATTTTTGTGTGTGTGACCCCCCGCCCGTTCCCCAGTGGGGTAGTCCTAGAGATTCCTACCGCCCCTAGGGTGCTAGTCCATCAGCCTCTATTCCATCTATCGCCATCCCTGGCAGTAATAGCAGAGTGACAAGACTTACACAAAGCCATAAGATTACTCCTCTCATGAGTACCTCCACGAGACAAGGGAAGTATATGATGGACTTCCTCAGCCTTTGTTAGCCTTCCGCTTCTTTCACACTCCTCACACAGTGGGTGCTGTGAAATATAGCTGTCACGTATTCTCTTCCACGCTCTGCCATACCTACGGCGTACAGCTGGCTCACGGCTATACTTCTCGTAGCGTTGGTTATCTATCTTTTCATGTTCCTTGCAAAACCTCCCATCAGTTAAGTTAGGACAGCTTGGATGAGAACATGGTCTCTTTGGTTTTCTTGGCATCACTTGTCACCTCCTTGTTTTTGGGTATAAAGAAAGCCCTGCAGGTAAAACCCTACAAGGCTTGGTTTATTTTTTCTCTATTCTAATACTATCATAATATCTTACTGTCTTTCTCTGTACTTTACTGTAATGTTTTTGGTACAATCACATAATTTAATGCTTTCTTATGTACCTTAAATACATTATCAATACTGTAGTTCATATCAACAGCAATTTGCTCCCACTGCATAAAGCACAGGTAACGCTTTTCTAAAAGAGTTTGATACTCTGGATTTTGAATTGCCTTTATGGTTCTCACAATTTCATGCTTCAAATCCACCAATTTGTCAATATCTTGGTTAATCTCTGTCTGAAGGTCTATAATCTTCTCCACAGCATTGGCCATTGTGGAAATCGCACGATTTGGATTATGTGGCATTCCCGATATCGTGGATGTTGCTCTTGTAGCAAGGTCATTTAAAGATGATACCTGTTCAATCTTGCTATTTATTCTCTGGTCGAGGCGATAAGCCTGACTTAAATATTCCTTTGCCTTCATAATCATTTCACCTCATCTCGCAGCTTCTTAATCAACATTTTTCCGTCAATGTTTGTTAATTCCGAATACCACCTTGAACGAAAGAAACGCTCCACATTAGATTTCATTTTATTGGCCTCAATACTATAAGGATATTTTTTAAGTGTCTTTAAGGCACCCCTATAATCCTTTACAGCTTGTAGAATTATAGCCCCTGCCAGATTAAAAAATCCATCCTCGTTAATAGTGAGCTGGACTTGTATATTATTTTTATTCATAAGCAGTACCTCCGATTAAGAATTTTACTTTCCTCGGATTGACTCTGATTGTCTCAGATTTACAGACTTGCCTTTACAGCATCGATTAATGCGGACTGTGTATTATCTTTTTGGGCTAATGCCTTTAAAATTCTCTCATCAATCGTGCCTTTAGCAACTATGTGCTGTACCACAACGGTATTTGCTGTCTGTCCCTGTCTCCACAACCTTGCTACAGTTTGTTGATACAGTTCCAGTGACCAGGTCATACCAAACCACACTATTGTGGAACCACCGCTTTGTAAGTTTAACCCGTGTCCACCACTCATCGGATGAAGTAATGCAACAGGGATTTCTCCATTATTCCATTTACCAATACTTGCATCAGAATCAAGTTTTGCAAATGAAACCTCAAGTTTATTTAGTCTTTCAGCTATTCTATCTAAATCATGCCTAAACCAGTAAATCAGTAATATCGGTTTGCCATTGGCAGCCTCCACGATATCCTCCAGTGCATCAAGTTTTTTATCATGAATTTTAAGCACTGTTTCATCATCAGTATAAATTGCTCCATTTGCCATCTGACATAACTTCCCTGAAAGAGATGCCGCATTTGCAGCTGTAATTTCACCATCTGGCAGTTGCAATACTAGGTCTTTTTTCAATTTCTCATATCGCTCCTTTTCCTTTTTATCCAGATACACTTCATAATTACAATTCACAAGCTCAGGCATGCTCAAATGTTCAGTAGCTTTCATAGAAATCGTAATATCTGATATTTTGTTGTAAATCTGCTGTTTCGCACCGGGTAGTAATTTGTAACTGTAAACTATGGGACCATTCATCTTATCTGGCTTGAAATAGGCATTACGGTACTGACCAATGAACCGTCCAAGTCTCTCTCCCATATCAAGGAGACGGAACTCGGCAAATAAATCCATGTATCCGTTACTGCTCGGAGTTCCTGTTAAGCCAATTATTCTTTTAACCTTTGGTCTGACCTTCATAAGGGAACGAAATCTCTTCGACTGCCAATTTTTAAAGGATGATAATTCATCAACAACTAACATATCAAAATCAAAAGGGACTCCACTTTTTTCAACAAGCCATTGGATATTTTCACGGTTAATGATGTAAATATCTGCCTGTTTCTTTAATGCTGATAACCTTTCAGCCTCTATACCAACTACTATAGAATATTTCAAATCCTTTAGATGCTCCCATTTCTCAATTTCTGATGACCATGTATTTCTTGCAACACGTAGGGGGGCAACAATCAAGACCTTATGGACTTCAAAGTAGTCAAACAATAAAGCCTCCAATGCTGTTAGAGTGATACTTGTTTTTCCTAAACCCATATCAAGCAGGACAGCTGCTATTGGATGATTCAGAATGTAGTTGATTGTATACTGCTGATAATCATGTGGATTGTATTTCATCAAGGATCCCTCCAATTTGTTCTTCCTCATCAATGACAAATACCTGAAAGCCTAACTCACGAAGTAATTTGTGTCTTGCAAGCTGAAGCGGTCTTGGTTTTTTCAAAGGAGCCTTTACCTCTACAAACGCAATCTTCCCATATGGCAATAAGACTAAGCGGTCGGGCATTCCATCAAAACCAGGTGACGTGAACTTTGGACAGATACCACCACGCTTTTTAACTTCCATTACTAACTTCTTTTCTATGACCTTTTCTCTCATTCGAACCTCCATCAAAAATAATATTGTGCAGGTCTACTGTGGTCATATCCTAAACTCTTCTTATATGATATTTTTATATTTTTTTGCTATAGGGACTTTTTATATATGACTATAGTAGACATACATTTTTACAATTTCTTCATTTAAGAAAAGTTTAGATTTTGACCATTAATGACCTACATATCACTGAAATTACTCTATAAAATCTGTGTTTTTAAGGCGCACCCCATTAATAAACGATCCATTTGATAATCTTTTACGATTCAGACCTAAAATCTCAAGAGCAGTATAAAAGTCTGTGGTACTTCTTGTGTATTCTCCTGTTCTCAAACAGTAGGCACGATATTCCTGGTAGAACTCTCCAGACTTCTGCTTATAAGCAGAATCGAGTTCACAACACTCATCAAGAAATGCTCCAAGCCAGTCATTATTAGCACGATAATGATTAATCGCATTTTCTACACAAGATGGAAGTTTTAATTTAAAGCCATTTGCAATAACCTTCTGTGCACCTTCAATAATCCAAGCTAATACATAGGAGCCAGCATTTTGAACTAGATAATCTGTATAGTTCTTGATATCGCTATTTCCTTCAATCTTTGCATTGAAAGGAATAACAATTAATCTACGCCAGGTTCCTTCATCATTAGCTCCTACTCTTGGCAGGTGGTTCGTGTATAGCACAAGTGTATGGCTTGGCACATATTTGAAGGGGTCCTTATACTTCTTCTCTGCCATAACTTCATCTGTGGAACAAAGCTGTTTAATGACGGAAGTATTCAGCCTCATACCTTCTTCCAATTCAGCAGCTATTATAAGGCGTTTGCCTTTAAGTTCTGCCATCTCTGGTTTAACATTTCTCTTGCATCCAACGGTCAATGCATCAGCTGACATAGAACCACTGTAGGTACCAAGAACTCTTGAGATAGTGTTCCAAAAAGTAGATTTACCGTTACGGCCTTCGCCATAAGAAATGATGAGAGCCTCCACATACACCTTTCCTATGGATGCAAGTCCTACAATCTGCTGTACATAATCAATCAGCTCCTGATCACTGCAGAAGAAGGTATCAAGTGCATCCAGCCACAACTGCTTGCCGTTATCTCCTGGAGTGACTGAGGTCTGTTTTGTGATATAATCCATGGCATCAGGCTCGTGCATTCCAGTAAGTCCATCTTTCAAATGATAAGTTGCACCGGGTGTATTTAGAAGAAACTCATCCTTATCCAAATCACTTACACTGATAGAAAGCATCGGCTTTGCAGCCTGTAAGGCACTCGTTACATATTTCATATCACGGCGTTTCATGACAAAGGATCTGTATGCTATTGCAGATAGATAAGTACGATATGCCACCAACTGGTCACCCTGCAGCGAGTTTTCAAACTTTTTACCTCCTGCTTTAACTTCATCTTCTGATGCTCCGGCTGCCACAACAGCGTCCATGCCTCTCTGCACTTCATCCAAAGCATCTGCAAGCTGTAAATCCAGGAATTCCTCCATTGCTCCAACAGCCTGCTGCTTTGATTCCACCCAATACTCCCCATTAAATCGAAGGTAGTCTGTGGCATCTGTGTAACAAAGTTCATCCCCATATTCTCGAGCTAAAACCTTTGCCTGCCCTATATCAGAGAAATCTGAAGGCTTTAGGGACTCTCCTATAAAGTCATCATTAAAATCATTTGGAGCAACATACCCTTCTTGCGATTCTACCTTCTTAGCAAATTTCACAGCACTATTCCATATAGTAGTAAGCTCCTCATCCTCCATAGGTGGGTCACACTTTTTTGCCTCATCAAGGAAAATCTTATGTGCCTTTTCTGTAGCACCATAGCGTTTAACCACCCTTCCTGCAAAGCGAGATAGTGTAGTGTTTCTTCTTCCTTCTGGAATAGAGAAGCCTGCTATTGTTTCAGCATCCTCTTGAAGCTCAGGCAGTTCTTCCTCTATAGTCTCCCATCCGTCATGCCATACAACCTCATCACAATCAGCACCAAATATAAAACGAGCTGCGTCTAAGGCATTATCATCAAAGAATGGAAAAGCTTTTTGTATCCTTCTTTTTAGCTTCACATAATCCATGGCATCTTTGCATGGATTAATAAGGAAATACACATGAAACCTTGGTCTTGCAGTTTTATCATCCTTTTGTTTCATATGATTACGACTTGGTGCAATGGCATAAGAAACATCTGGTAGCATTTTATCTATCTTTTCAGGTGTAACCCATTCCCCCTTATTCTCCGAATGGTCATTATCGCAATCCATAACAGCTACAACAGATTCAACAAAATTATCAGCACTACGATAGTTGTTTTTGTATTCACCACAAACATGATCAGTTTTAACTACTGCTTTTAGCTCTTCTGCAGTAGTTACCTCAACACGGTTAGGATAGCTGCAGTTCTTAGCATTGCCTATGCAATTTGCTGTATAAAATATTAACTTCATCGGCTTTCCTCCTTTAGAATTATCCTATCTTTTTAAGAGGTTTTAAGGCAGCATACTTCTCTGCCTTCTCCTCATTAATAACATTTTTAAATGCCTCATAAACTGTTGGTCACAGCATCCTTCTATTTACAACCACAGTTAGGTTTAATTTCTTTACTGCATTCGCTGCAATAAATAGATGTGCTATATAAATCTCCCTCACCATCTGCAAATACTTCTGAAAGGTCAACATTTACTTCACATCCACAACTTGGACAAATGCAAAATACATTTTCATCATTTATTTCCACGGAAACTTCCATAGAATCACTTATTTTTTCTTTAACATAAAACATTATATTTTCCTCCTCTTATATAGACTTTTGCTTTAATTTTGCCATGTACCATTCAAGGTGATGCTGCTCATCAACAAGCAAATAATAGGACTGCTCAAAATTGAGCCGAGTAAATTCTTTACTCAGCCCAGATCTGGGTTCAGTGATTTTTGCAATATCACACAGTACATTTTTATGCTCCTTCTCAAAGAAATCAGCTATGATCTTCAACATCCACTTTCAATCTGTGGTAACATACCATCAGCTTTCATCAATTCATAAATAAAGAGTCTTCCCTTCTGAGTCCAATAGGTATGAACCCTTGTATGTTGATTTCCATCAGTTCCACAATAACTATGTGTCTTAGTACTTGTATATCCATTTTCTGCGTACTTCTGATACAAAAGCCAAATATCACCTTGCTTAAATTGAATTCCTTTATCATGAAGATAACGATTCATCCATATAGCAGATTTCCCATAATCTTTAGCTATTGCTGATGTAGAAATAAGATCTTTACAATTAAGTACTACATCGTAATATGATACCTTCGGTTTCATTTCAACAATTTGTTGGTTCTGTACTGCTACTGTACCTATTAGCGCTTCATTCTGGCTATTCACAAGGTTAAGCTGCTGATTTGCAAACTGTAATGCCCTTGCCATAATTGCCTCTGGAGAATTCCAAGATTTTTCAACTTCAATAAAATATTGCCTGCATTGTTTCCCCTTTGAAGTACGCTGAATCATACATATCTCTTTTGCCATATCTACAGTTAATTGATGGTCATGTTGAACTTGAGGCATTAAAGTACCATCTGCACGAAGGACATTTTTGTCCACCGTCATATAATCTACATTTTCAATAAACCCATAGTCACACATTCTTGGAAACCATTTATGATAAGGTGTTTCCACCTCTAACACTCTGTGTAAATCCCGCCCAAGTATAGTTGGACGGTCACTTCCATAATTGATTTTTACTAATTCTTTCATAACATCCACTCCTTAAAAAATTTATAGGGAATCCCCCTATAACTCTCTAAGGACATAACTTTTACTTTTGGACGGATATTCTTAAGAGTTTTTTTGTAAATAAAATTGCTTCCTTAATAAAATAAAAAAAATCCTCCTATCTTTTCAAAGCAGAAAACTATTTTCAAAAATATCCGTCCAGTTTGCTAACTTTTGTCCTAAGGAAGATGTAAGGACGTGTGGCAGAAAAAAAATTAAAAATCTTCTCAAGAAAATCCGTCCAAACCACAGACTTTTGTCCTTAGAGAAGTAGAGAGGTTCTTAACTCTCAGAAAGGTAGTGCTACTATGCAAGTTGAAACAGCTACTAACACTAAATGCAAACAAGATAATAGCTTAGATGAAGAACTTTCAGATGTTCTAATTGCAATTAGTGTCATATCAAAAAGGCTCGCTAGGAAATTAAGCCAGCAAAAATCAAATATGGAAGGAGAAAATACCCATGGCTAAGACGAATAAATTATCCGTAGAACTCGATGAACTTAAGAAATGTGGAGAAACATTAATTAAAATCTCAGTGACTTTAAGGGAATTGTTTTTTACCACAGAGGAAGAGAAGCCTAAGAAGAAAGAGGCAACTTCAGAAGAAACTCCAAAGCCTGAAATAAAGGCACTATCACTTACTGATGTACGTGCTGTCCTAGCAGATAAATCACGTAATGGATACACCTCAGATATCAAAGCACTACTTATAAAGTACGGCGCTGAAAAACTGTCAGATATCACTCCAGCAGATTATGAGGCATTACTTGCAGAGGCTGAGGTGATTGGAAATGTCTAAACATGCTTTACTTTCAGCTTCATCTAGCCACAGGTGGCTAAATTGCCCACCTTCAGCAAAGTTATGTGCAGAACAAAATGACAAAGCCAGTGCCTATGCACAGCAAGGCACGGATGCCCACAATTTATGTCAGTACAAATTGGAAAAGGCTCTTGGCATGAATACCCAAGACCCAATAAAGAATCTGGAATACTACGATGCGGAGATGGAAAACTGTGCAGATGAATATGCATCCTTCGTCATGGAGCAGCTGGAAGAAGCAAAACAGCACTGCCCTGATCCTGTGATACTAATCGAACAGCGTCTTGACTTCTCTAAATATGTAGAGGAAGGATTCGGCACAGGTGATTGTGTCATCGTTGCAGATGGTGTTCTGCAGGTAATTGATTACAAGCACGGTCTTGGCATCCTGATATCGGCAGAAGAAAATCCGCAAATGATGTGCTATGCACTCGGTGCTTTAGACCTCTTCGATCGCATATATAATGTGGATATCGTAAAGATGACAGTTTTTCAACCACGCAGAGATAATGTCAGTACCTACTCTTTATCAAAGGAAGACCTACTGAAATGGGGAAATGAAATTCTCTCCCCTATTGCTAAACTTGCTTATGCAGGTGATGGAGAATTCAAAGCTGGTGACCACTGCCAGTTCTGCAAGGTAAAAGCTACCTGCCGTAAACGTGCCGAGTACAACCTTGAACTTGCAAAGTACGATTTTGAAATGCCAGCTACCCTTGATAGCACAGAAATCGAGGTTATTCTTTCAAAGGCAGATAACCTTGTAGCTTGGGTCAACGATATCAAGGAATATGCCTTACAGCAGGCACTCAGTGGTACAAGGTATTGTGGGTTTAAAATTGTAGAATCACGTTCCACAAGAAAATATACTGATGAACAAGCGGTTGCAGATGCTGTTAGTTCAGCTGGCTTTAATCCATACGAACAGAAACTCCTCGGAGTTACAGCTATGACTTCAACTCTTGGTAAAAAGAAATTTGAAGAAATTCTTGGCAGTCTCGTTTACAAGGCACCAGGTAAACCAACACTCGTGCCGGAGAGTGACAAACGTCTGGCGATGAATACAGCAAAAAATGATTTTATTGAAGAATAAGGAGGACAATATTATGTCAAAATTAGCAAATCCAACTAAAGTTATTACAGGTCCACAAACAAGATGGTCTTATGCAAATGTATGGGATCCAAAGTCAATAAATGGGGGTACTCCTAAATATAGCGTAAGCCTCATTATTCCAAAGTCCGATGTTAAGACTGTGGAAAAAATCAAGGCAGCCATTGAGGCAGCTTATCAGGAAGGTCAGTCAAAGCTAAAAGGTAACGGCAAATCAGTACCTGCTCTTTCAGCTCTTAAGACACCTCTTCGTGATGGGGATGCCGAAAGACCAGATGACCCTACTTATGCAAATGCATACTTTATCAATGCCAATAGTGCTACCGCTCCAGGTATTGTTGATGCAGACCGTAATCCTATATTTGAGCGTTCCGAAGTATATTCTGGCGTTTATGGCAGGGCATCAATCAATCTATATGTTTTCAACTCTAACGGAAATCGCGGAATCGCTTGTGGTTTGAACAACCTCCAGAAGATTGGCGATGGTGAGCCTTTAGGTGCTAAATCTCGTGCAGCGGATGATTTCTCAACAGATTCCGATGATGATTTCCTTTCATAAAGTTTAACCCTTTAATCTCTAACTTGGCGGTAGCTATGCTGCCGCCTTTTACTATAAGGATGGTGACAATCATGGACAAAATAATAACATTATCTATAGACCTTGAGACTTTTTCTGATGTGGATTTGAAGAAATGTGGAATGTACAAATATGCAGAATCCCCCAACTTTGAAATTCTCCTCTTCGCCTATTCCATCAATGGTGGTGAGGTTATTGTCATAGACCTGGCGAGCGGCGAGGAAGTTCCAATAGAAATAATCTCTGCCCTGTCAGACGAATCCGTGACCAAATGGGCATTCAACTCAGCATTTGAGCGCATCTGCCTTTCAGCATGGCTTAGAAAAAATTATCTTGAACACTTCAGCAGCTATAGTAACAGCAATGACACTGTCGGTAACTATCTAAATCCATCCTCATGGAAATGCTCCATGATATGGTCTGCTTACATTGGACTGCCATTATCCCTTGAAGGCGTAGGCGCGGTACTTGGATTACATGAACAGAAAATGAAAGAAGGTAAAGACCTCATCCGCTACTTCTGTGTCCCATGCAAGCCCACAAAATCAAATGGTAATCGAACTCGCAATCTTCCCATGCATGATATAACAAAATGGAAAGCCTTCATCACATACAACCGCAGGGATGTTGAAGTTGAAATGTCCATTCAAAAAAAGCTGGTTAAGTTTCCCGTGCCGGAATTTGTATGGGAAGAATATCACATAGACCAGAAAATTAATGACCGTGGAATAGCCATTGATATGGATGTTGTTGAACAGGCAATTAAGATGGATGAGCATTCTAAGGAAGAACTCTCGGAAGAAATGAAGAAACTCACAAATCTAGATAATCCAAATTCTGTAGTACAGATGAAACAATGGTTATCTGACAATGGAGTTGAAACCGACACTCTTGGTAAAAAGGCTGTGGCAGAAATGCTAAAGGATGCTCCGCAGGAACTTGCCGATGTTCTTACTCTCCGTCAGCAGCTTGCCAAATCAAGTATAAAGAAATATCAGGCAATGCAGAATGCTATATGTGCTGATAGCCGTGCAAGAGGAATGTTCCAGTTCTATGGTGCAAACCGTAGTGGCAGATGGGCTGGCCGGCTAATTCAGCTACAAAATTTGCCTCAGAATCATATGCCAGATTTGGAGCAGGCTCGTGACCTTGTAAAAAGCGGTAACTATGCTGCATTAGAAATGCTTTATGATTCTGTCCCTGAAGTATTGTCGGAACTTATCCGCACCGCTTTTGTTCCAAAGCCTGGATATAAATTTGCTGTGCTAGACTATAGTGCAATCGAGGCAAGGGTACTCTCACACCTTGCACAGGAGTCATGGCGAAATAAAGTCTTTGCTAATAATGGAGATATTTATTGTGCAAGTGCCTCTGCTATGTTTGGTGTTCCAGTTGAAAAGCATGGTCAGAACAGCCATCTTCGTCAGAAGGGCAAGATTGCTGAACTTGCTCTAGGTTACGGCGGTTCCTGTGGAGCCCTTAAATCCATGGGTGCTTTAGATATGGGTCTTGCAGAAGAGGAATTACAACCTCTTGTTGATGCTTGGAGAACTTCAAATCCTAACATAGTACAGTTTTGGTGGGATGTTGATAACGCAGTCAAATATACAATCAAACAAAGAACTTGCATTGAAACCTATGGTCTCAAGTTTATCTATAAAAGCGGTATGCTCTTCATCAAACTCCCTTCTGGTAGAAGCTTAACTTATGTTAAACCTAAGATTGGTATGAATAAATTCGGTGGAGAAGCAGTAACCTATGAAGGTGTGGGATCTACAAAAAAATGGGAAAGAATTGAGTCATACGGTCCCAAATTTGTGGAAAATATTGTGCAGGCAATATCAAGAGATATCCTCAGTTATGCTATGCATACAATAAATCACTATTTCATTTGCGGTCATGTCCATGACGAATTAATTATTGAATGCCCTATGGATGAATCCTTGGATGTCATCTGTGAACAAATGGGGATAACGCCCCCGTGGATGAAAGGTCTGCAGTTAAGAGCCGATGGCTATGAGACAATGTTTTATAAAAAAGATTAACCAAAATGGTAGCAACACTGATTCTCTTTTCAAGTGCTGCTACCATAATTTTTTAAATCATATCATCCAGTAAATCCATTGCAATTTCTTTAATCTTTGCCACTTTATCAGTGACAGTACTCTTTCCTATCCCAATTTCAGCTGCTATTTCCCTATGGCTGAATCCATCAGATAATAGCTGAAGTATCCTACCATAGTTAGGGTCAATTTCCTGTACACGACTAATCAATTCATTTATCATACCCAAATAGATATCTGCTGAACCATATGTAGCAGGTGTAATTGCTTCGAAATTAGCCTCTTCTCCATCTTCATTTTCTGCTGACAAGCAACTAAAGGTTAATGTTCCGAAGTTCTTCTTATCCAATGAAGTTGCATATGGGCACTGACTGCATTTATTACTTTCTGGGCAACGAATCAATTTTCCTTTCCCATTACTTACTTCACAGCGTTTATCACGGTCCTCTGCTTTAAACTCCGCTGAATAGGAACTCATCACGGCATCGTACTGCGCTTTAGTCCCTGGAATCAGAACCACATCTACAATTCTGTTCCCCACTCTCCATTTTCTAATCTGGTATTTTTCTACACCTACAATCATCCCGTGTTCTTCGATGGAATCCCTATCGATAATCATTGGGATTAATACCTGTTCCTCCTCTGCTCCATTTATTCTGACTTCTTTACTTACTGTTGCTGGGTAATAAATGTAGTTAGTACAGTCCTTTTTGCTTGTTTTTAACTTTCTTAACATTAGTGCATCCTTTCCGCCAGATTGCATTGGCGGCAAAGGATACAAAAATAAGGCTTGTGCCTAAAAGAAGTACACAAACCCTAAAAATGAGCGCAATAAGGGAGGGTACTTCTATTGCTACACAACTGTTCTTATTAACAGTGCGAAACAATATGTATCCTTTGCCTTATTGCAACTCAGGCATTTGATATTTTTTTAAAGATAACAATTTTCTTTATTTTAGAAAGAATAACTAAGTAAAGCTTTCACTAGTTTTCCTTCTGGATATATTGTCTCATTTTTTCATTACAAATTAGAATATTCTTAATTTATAATCATTTATTTTTTTAGTGATTACTTTTGTAATTTATTTATGGTATAATTTTGTAATAATCATTAGCTATTTTGAATTTACTAATTATTAATTTGGAGGATATGTTTATGGCTAGTTCTGATACTTTTAAAAGTGCATTTGTTTTTGAAAGCTACAAATGCATCACTGACTACAATGAGGTAGTTGACTTACATACTGGAAATAAAACCAAGAGCCTGGTAATTAGAAATGATGTTTCAAAAAACTTTAGAGCTGCTTATATCTATGGTGAGGGTTTAAAAGAAATAAGAAAGCAAAGAGATAATGATAAGAACAATATTTTAGGTGAGTTTTTAGGTATAGAAAAAAACGACATAAACTCTGTCATGTCGTTTTTTAATAAGTATGGGTTTTTATTTGATTTAGGTGGTTATGATCAATATGTTAATGCAAATATAGAAGATATAATGTACTTAAAAGATAATCTTGAAGCCTTAATAAACTTATTAAATGCCCAAGACTCCAGTAAAATCAATTACAAGAAACTCTTAGATTCAGTACTGTTTTTATTACTTAAAGAAGATCGAGAAATAAAAATTAACGATGAAACTGTATATACTTCAATTCACAATTCATTTTTAAATAATATTAAAAATACTACTAAGGTCAATCTTAGGAAATGGGATAATATAGTTCATGTACCAAGAAATGATGGGGGGAAAGACATAGTGTATAGAGTTAAAGACTCTATTTCAGAAAACGGATACCATGATATAAATATATATGATTATGATAGTTTTTTGGAAGATGACCAACAATGCTTGGAATTTGCTAGACAGATATTTAAAGCGTATATGATAAAAGACTCTTCTGTTTTTACCAATATCGAAGGACTGGTCATAGAGTTCCTATTTCACTTTGTTCAACAAATATCTCTAATCAATCTGGAATCTATATCTTTAGATATGCCTTTCCAAGACGAATGCTATACCAAAATGGAATCTAAAGAATGTGTAGCTTTGGCTCAAGCCTTACATAAAATATCTAAGTTCTTAATTGAAAGAGAACTTAACTATCATTTATCAGAAATCAGACCAGTTTATAATGTAGCAACTATGCAACCCAATTGGAATCTTCCTTCTTTACTATCTGCTATGTACCTTTCGTTATTTTACCTAGACTCAAGACAAGCATCTTACAGGGCCTGTCAAAATATTAATTGTGGCCAGTTTTTTCTTGTCTCTAGAACCAATTCAATAAAAAAGTATTGTTGCGTTTATTGTACTAATGCTGTTTCTCAAAGAAAATATAGACATAAAAAAGGAGAGTGATAGATAATTCTCACCTTTCACTCTCCATATCTTTATTCTTTTTTAGACTTTCTTCTATCGCTTTAGATAGATTCTTTATTTCTTGTCTATTAGGTCTAGTAGAGTTGGCTATTAATGTTTTTACATCTACAAGTATACCTTGAACACGCTCGTAATCCTTAGTAGAATGTTTCCATTCTGCCACTGCCTCTCCTATAGAGAAATAATTCTCACTCGTCCCAAAAATATTATTCGCTTTGCTAAAAGGCATAAGGAATGCATTTAATACATCTTTGCCTTCTTCACGCTCTTTATTAAATTTGCTGTTTTCAGCTATATATTCAGCATAAGTTATCTGCTTATTGATAGAAGTTGATCTTGGCAAATCACTATGCTTTCCTGAGTGACCATACTTATAATATTTTGCATCTAAAACGCATATATGGTCATTGGTTATCATAATAGTATCTGGTTCTAAGGATGGGTTATCTCTTTCACCAAAATTTAATCTCCAGCTCGTTTTAGGGAAATAATGATTTTTGTTGCTCACACCGTAAGTCTCATCAATTAACCTTTCCCATACATATTCAAAATTATTAGTTCCGAAATAAAACTCTTCTGGATCATCTGCACTATTTCTAAAATCTATTATTGCTAACATGCTTTGAAATAACTGTTTCATAGTATCATTGTTAGCCTGCTCTAACTTTTGTTGCAATATACTTCTGTATACTTTAAGATTTGGATTTTTGACCTTTGCTGGCTGAGGAAGTTTATATTTATAAATCCAACCTAGCTTTAAGAAACTTTCATAAACACAATACTTATTAATCTCAGTTATTAGGTGCTTATCTGTATCATTATTTTTTCGAACCATTAAATTAGGAAATACAAACCCAGACTTTTGTACTATAGGTTGAATTTTGTTTATGGTTACTCTCATGTTAACAGGACCAGACATACCTGGAACATATACTTCCTCATTCTCTTTGTAGTAATTATGTTGTAAAAAATAATGAATAACTCTAAGGTAAGCTTGAACAGGAAATCTTACAGTTTTTAAAACTTGATTAGCTGTAATCTGAGATACTCTAGATTGTTTATCGTTATATATCTGTAGCACACTGAATAGGTCTAAAATCTCATCTCGAACATCTTCTTCCTTTTGAGATATTTTATACCCTATTGGGAAGTGAACACTTATTTCATGCTTGTCTCCTACAATTTCGGATTTAATTCCAACAAATGTATCTCCCTCTAGATTGGTGGCATTTCTACAGTATTCACTTAAAGACTTAGACAAAATAACTTCTTTAAATTCATTACTCATTTCTAGTTTCCTCTATATTATTATCCGAGAATAAATTGTCTTTAATATCTTGTTTGAATACATCGAATCTTCTATCACCGTCATGTCTGTTAAAGTCGTATAATACTTTCTCTAAACTCTTATAGTTTGGCTCAAATAAATCATCTCTACTAAATTTGAACACATCATCCCATAGATATTTAATAACTTTATCTCCAAATCTAGAGTTTAAATCTTTAATCACTGTTTCCAGTTTCTGAGTATTGTCTAAATTTGTATTATATTTCTCGGCTATTTCGTTTTTGTCTATTTCAATAGAAAAATATTTAAGAACATCTTCTGTTACGAAATATGATCCTAAGCGCTTATCTTCAGATGATAAAGTAGCTGCCCCACTAGTAATTATTTGTTCATTAATAACTGTATTGAATTTCTCCCAAGTTACAGTGGTGTCTAAAATTTTTGCTTTAGCATGGTCAGCTTTTGTTACATCATTTTCTATGATTTTCATATTCCATCTTCTTTGAAATGCTGTATCTAAAGTAAAAACATTTTGATCCGCAGTATTCATTGTTGCTAAAATGCTTAGGTTTGAAGGGATAAAAACTGGAGTCTCTTTTTTTCCAAAAACTTCATTTGCAATGTTATAATTAGTTATTTTATAAGAACTTGTCCCATCTAATTCTCTATCCAACAGTTGAAATATTTCTCCAAAAATTGCAGGAGCATTGCCTCTATTTATTTCTTCAATCACTAAATAGTAGTGTTTACTTGGATCATTTATTGCCTTATTCAATACCCTAGTAAATGGTCCTGGTGTGAAATCATAAGTTATCTCTTTTTCATCACCTTCACCTTTGACAGTTGGTAGAATCTGTCCTATAAAATCAGTGTTCATGTAATCGGGATGAAAGACCACTCGTTCCATTAAGCTAAAATCATTACAATAGTTAGTTTCTATTGTATGACTTTTCCCAGCACCAGGAACCCCATATAAGAGGATGTTAGTTCCACCTTTAACTCTATCTTCTTGGCTTATCGTATAAGTATCTGTTGTTTCTAGTAATAAATGACTATTTAATTCATCTACTGTTGAATCATGAAGCCAGTCGCAATTGTTAAGATAAAAGTATAAGAATTCCTTTCTAAATGCACATGCATATTCATTTCCTTTTAATTGTTGCGCAAATCCATCTGATAAAGCCTTTTCAATTGTTCCATTTTTTATTTGTTTTGATATTGTATTAATTGCAGTTGAGTGCTTTAATTTAAAGGTACACAATACTGTCTCACCATTATTAGTAGTACCTACTCCTAATAATATAGCTTTTTCATTATGATTTAATTTATCAAATGCATAATTATTTGAATCGCCTTTTATTTGAATTCGTTGCTCATAATCAAGATTTTCTCTACCACCGAATGTAATACCTTTTGCACATACTGTTATTTTTCCATGTTTACTAGTATTAACCTCAAAAAGTTCTGAATTATTGTTAATTTTATTTACAGTGGCAGTTTCCCCGAAAATATTAAATATACTTTCTAAAGTTGATTTCAT